ATGACAGATGCAGTTTGATCGTGGATTCCCATGTATCACCTCTTACGGATAAGACGGATAATACGTCCGAGACTTACCGCGATCAACTGCCACCCGTGCAATACCCAGATTATCAGCAAATCGATCTTCCATTGCTTGCGCTTGCGCAAAACGACCGGATGATTCAAATGCTATGGCCGCCGCACCATATTTCAACGCTTCTTGAAAACCATCAGGTATCGCGTCAAAGGTGCTATCGTCAATCAGATCAACCGGCTGGCACGTTACATCAAGTTCAATCTCGTTGTATTGAGATGGAACAGGGAACATCCAGATTTCGCCTTGCGGTCCGTCGTTAAACACCGACCAAACTGCCGGATAGGACATATTCAAAACCGCGTATGCGCGGCAATAGGCTTGAAATTCGTCCCACGGCATCCAATCCAAATTGGGACGCGTGGTGCCGCCCCAGTTGACCGAGCAAGCGATTGTATCAAGAACTTTATCCACACCGGCGTATTGCGCTTTCAAGAAGTTGTTGAAAAACCCGATGTATGGGTAACGCTCAACGCCCGGAATGGTCATGCACGAGTTGTTGATCGCGCCATAAGCGATTGAATAGTAAGGCGGCGGGTTCGGGTAATAACTGTAATTGACGTTATAGTCTTGGCTGTAGTTCTGGTTAAAATCCCCATAGCTTGTGAGACCGTTGGGATAAGTTCCGTTTGAAAAACCGCCAGGCAAAGCACCAGGTTGTGCTGCGCTGGGAACCGCAACATTGTTTTGTGCCGATGCACCGAAAGCCGATTGGCCTGTAATTAAACGCCTGACGCAGCCGGTGCGTTTGGCCGCGTTGCGACGCGCTGTGTTGATCCAGCGTGTCAATTGGTTTTGCGATATGAACGAATAGTTCATATCGTTCAAAAGTGCAGAAGTATCGTTAAGAAGCTGACTGAGTGACATATCATCTATCCAAAATTAAAGCCCGCGCCCGCGAGATCGCAAGCACGGGCTTTGTTTTTGTACCAGCCGCTCAGCTTAGGTCTGAGTGATGTAGCTGGTGTCGGTCGTGCCGCCCAAAGTGAAGGTCACAACCGGAGCGGTCGTCACGACCGAAGCAGTTGGGATGACCAACGGGGTTGGCGAAGAGGTGTAGATACCGCCATCATAAATGACCGCGCCAGTTGCAGTGATACCGCCGCTGGAGATTGGTGCCTTGATATTGGCGTTGCGGGTACGAACCAGACCAGACTGAATGTATGGGTTGGTGTAAGCCGCTGCGGTCGTTGGGAACGCATCTTCTGCCGAAATCTGAGCAACCGTACCAGCAAGACCCGCACCAGCAGTACCAGCAGCGTAAGCTGTAATGGTCCAGCACATGATGCCGGTTGCTGCTGCGCTCGAACCACCGCCGCCAGAGAAAGACAGTGTGGGGAGCGAGGTCTGACCACCCTGACCGTGGTCGAGGCAGAGAACCGCAGTCACGGTACCGGAACCAGTCAAGGTTGCAGTTGCCGCAGCATTGTAACCGGTCGATACGCCGTTGACACCTTCGCGGGGGTCATTGACGAACGTGATGATCGGAGCCGAAGCGTAGCCTGCACCTTGGTTGGTGATGGTAACAGAAGAAACAACACCCGAAGAAAGAGTGCAGTAGCCTGTTGCCTGAACACCGCCCGGAGGAGGAGCTTGGATTTGCACGATTGGGGGATAGGTGTAATTAGTGCCACCGTTGGTAACAGTGACGGTCGTGGAGACCGCGCCGCCAACGATTGCACGCCAGATCGAACCACCGGCAGAAGCGGTAACGGTTGGAGCCGAGGTATAGCCCGAACCACCGTTCGTTACCAATGCGCCGACAAGTGCGCCGGTCTGGTTGGCGAGACGATAGTTGACACCATCCGAGTAAATGAAGTGGTCAACAGCAGTGGTATCACCACCGCCAATGATACGCCAAATGCCCGTGATAGGGTCATACTGCTGAAGGCTGGTGTAGAGACCAGTCTTAACCCAATACCAACCAGCAGGTGACAAAATCTGCACCTGACCAGACTGGAGGGTCACTACGTTGGTGGAGACACCTTTAAGTGAGGGTGTTACACCTTGTCCAGAAAAAAGAGCCATGAGTCCTCACTCCTTAGATTACTGCGGGCGAAGTGCCCGGAACATTCGGCCATGCCGTACCGGTAATCCCCGTGATCTGGGCACCGGAAGAAGGCTTGGCGCAGACAAGATCGGCGCAAGAGATCAGAACACCGATGTCAGAAATCTGACCAACGGGGATTTGGCTCTCGAAACCGGAGAAGGTCATTGGAGCATATTCGGACATATACAAGCCCGTATAGCGCGAGTTGACCACGATGCAGGTGCCAAGTGGGCAGAAAGGATCAGGGAAGATTGGTGTATCAAGCACCCGAATTGCGCGGAAACCTGCGTTCACCACATCGTCCTTGTCATAGATCGACTTAGGCCGCGTCGTATACATTTCGAGCGACATGAAATCGGCCATGAGTTCGGCCCAGTTGGCGGGGTTCATAACGGCGTAGTCAGGTGCTTCACCACCTGCACCCGACTGGATGCGGGTCAGCAACTGAGCCATACCCGTGCGGGTCGTGGCGGCTGCGCCGGTATTGGTGATGAGCTGACCCGACCAGAACGAACCAGGTGTACGGCTGATACCGCCGTAAGAAGGTACGTTTGTGCCGTCGTCAAACGCCTGCGTCAATGAATCCCAAACCTGCGAGTTTGCATAGTTGTTTGAGTACAATGCCTGAGCGTAAGCCTGCTTAATCACCACTGCCGCATCAGACATAACTGCGCGGAGTTTCGGAATAACAACTTCCGAAGACTGGATGATGGATTCCATCCCGAAGAAACCAATCGGAACCATACCGAGCTTCAGTGAGAACTGAGCATTTTGGATGGCTGCTTGGTCGGTTGGCATCGGGAAGTCACCAGCAAACGAACCCCAGTTGAAGGATACGAAAGACGAACCCTGCACTGGAACCGTGATCTGGCTGACACCACCACGGGCTGCTTTAGCGTTCGACATGAACAGTGAAAGCAACGGATGTGATTGGTAAATCTGCACATAGACAGACGGGATGAAAGCGCGCCGAGTTAAAGCGGCGAGCTGCGCGCCAAGTTGGCCGGACGGGGTGATACCACTCCCGGTCAGCGTAGGTGTAGGTGAAGATGGATAAGCCATTAGTTACGTCCTTTTATTAAGCCGCAAAACCGAGCGTGTCCCGAACGTAACGATCAGGATCAGCCACAAATTCGGAGAGTTGCGCATCCATGTAACCCATTGGGTCACGGTGGAGTTGCACGAGTTCCTCGTTGCGGTTCTTGGACCCAAAAAGATCGAGGTCTTGAGGTGCCCAAGTCGGACCCGCAACTTTGGCTGGCGGTGTCTTGCTGGCGACATAAGCCGCAGCCGCTTCCGCGTCCGAATAATTACCTGTGGCCTTCATCCGATCTACCATCTGATTGAAACCTTCTTCAGTCAGATTGTATTTGCGGCGAGCGTCCTCAAGTTGTTCTTCGAGTTTCAGCCGAGCCTTTTCGTCTTCGTTGGAACGCTTTTCTTCTTCACGTTCTTTAAGAAGAGCCTCATACTTTTCTTCCATTGCCTTCATCTTCTGGAGATGAGGTTCGACAATAGGAGAAAGTACATCTTCGGTTGTTTTGATGTCATTCCACTTGGCTTTTGCCGTGGCCTGAATCTTTTTACCGACTTCACCATCGTTCCAAAGAGCGTCAATCAGCTCTCTGGCGCGAATTGAAGCAATTTGATCGGGGGACATCTGGGTCATGGTTTATTTCCGTCCTTCAGGAGCCGTTCCGCCGTTTTTACCGGTGCCGCGTGATGCGTCGGTGCCAACGTGTTCAAGGCTGCGAACACCGTTGGTGTTGCCTGTTGGGATGCCGGACTTGCGTGCGCCAATACCCATCGTGTCGAAGGGTGTGTAGACCATCACGCTGTTATCTTCTTTTACGTCATTGACGTAAGGGGTTGGAACTTTACCTTGTGCCATTTTAAACTCCTAAGCGCCCATAGGCGGGGTTGGTGAGGGAGGTGCGCCTGCACCGGGTGGACCGCCTGCTGGCGCTCCGCCGGGCATCATAGCAGCCATATTCGGTTGTGTCTTGGCCGCACGGGCTAATTCCATGAGCTGCTGGATAGCACCTGCTTGGTCGCCGCCCGTACCGCCTTCTTTTTCTAAATGCTTGCCGATGTCGGCAACCGCTTTCAGAACTGATTGATGTAATGCCGAACCCATCGGCAATTGGGGAAGTGCTTTTTGAAGCGCCTCAAGACCCACTTTCAGCGAAGACATACCTTGGCGCTGAGAACCTTGCATGGGAGTAGGCATCGTAGCCGGACCAGCGCCGGTCATCGGAGCTGGGGCACCTGCTCCGGGCATTCCACCGGGAGCGCCGCCTGGCATTGGCATGGGAGATAAAGCCACGTTCTAATCCTTCACAAAATTAAAACTGTTGTTACCGGCAGGTTTTACGTTTTGACTTACGCATGGTTCAAATCCTTTGACAGAGTTTTAAAATGAAAGACGGGAACCAGTAAGCCCCCGTCCTTCAATCCACAATTACTTGCGGCCCTTGCGGTGCATTTTACGGCCACGCTTGTCGATAGAGGTTTCAATGTTGAACATAGTTAAACTCCTTGGTTGCTAGGGAAGTCAGAAGAGCTTACCATCCTGACCGTGCAAAGTTTACGTTGATTGAGAAACGAAAGTCAACACGCAAGTGAAAAAAGTCGTTTCTTTTCAAAACGATAGGATGGGATGACATGCTAATACCAAGCCGCGACATCGAAGGTTTCGCCCGAAATATTGCAGATGTCTGTATGTCTTCGCGGCAAGCGAGACAAAATCGAGGAGCTTTTTATGAGTCCTACGCGACCGCCGGATCAGCCGATCCGACTGCGCCAGCCATGTTCAACAAAACATTCGCGGCGCTCGATGATCTTGAATCGCTGTTGTTCTCCCCTGTGTCTTTGCGATTTGCCATCACAGACTCGGAAATCCCTAATGTGGTCAACCAAGCGAAGGGCCGCGCCGCAGCGTCTCGGATCAGGAACATCTGCCGTCAGATCGACGCGGATAATATGATCTCGCAAGCAGTTGGTATCAGCCTTCGCAAAGGTGTTGGACTTATTAAAGCAAACGCTGTGAATCGTGAGTTCAAATGCGAGCTTGTACAGCCTGAAAATTTTGGTGTGCTGCACGAAAATTACACAAAACTTGATGCCGACATGGAAGCGTTTACGCATCGCATGTTAATCAATCCATCGCAGTTCCGTAACCTTGTGAAAGGTCGGCCTGACGAGCGTGATTTGCTTGATCGCGCAAAGGCTTACATGCGCAGCACAACAGGCGGTATGAAGGACGCTTCCACCTCGGCGATGAACATTGTGACTGGTGGCCTCTACCCTTTCCAAGCAGCCGGTTCATCAAACCCAAATCCAAGTCGCGGTCTTGTTGATTGGATGTCACAACCCAAACCAAATATTGATCCTGCGGTCGAAGCCTCGATGCTGGAGATGGATGAAGTTTGGGTGTGGGATGACAAGCGCGGCGACTGGGCTACATTCCAAATCATCGGCAACGATATTTTGATTGCCGGTAAATATCAGACTATCAACGCTTTCTCATACAATCCAGGTACCGGACAAGCCGAACCATGCTTGCGTGGCAACCATCCTTTCAACATGTTTTGCGCCAATCCGGTGCCCGGATATTTTTGGGGTGCTTCTGAAGTTGCAAAGCTGATCTTGTTGCAAGAAGCCATCAATTCGCGCATCACCGGTGTCAACCGTCTTTTGCGCAAACAAGAAGACCCGCCGACAAAATTTGTTGGTTCGACCGGTGTGAACCAAACAGCTTTGTCTCGTTTCAATCGTCCGGGTGGTTACTGGACCGATCAAAACCCCAACGCAAAAATTGAACGTGACACTGTGCAAATACCTGAATCACTGTGGCATTCTCTGCATGAATACGAGCGCATGTTTGATGAGATGATGGGGCTGCCACCGATTGCAAAAGGTCAAGGCGAAGCCGGTGTTCGTTCCGCACAACACGCTGAAACACTGGTGCGCATGTTCTCGCCACGTTTCAAAGATCGCGCACTGCTGATTGAACGTGACGTTGAAAAGTTCGGTGCGTGTTTGCTTGATCTGGCGCGTGCGCATCTCGATCAAAACTTGATTGCGTGGGTGCCAAAAGAGCAAGCCGGACTTGAAGATTCTTCAACGGCTGGTGAAGACCAACTCATCATCCCACCTGCAAAAGGAACGGTGCCCGTTGTCTTCACATTCGCTGATCTTCCAGAAGATGTAACACTGACGATTGACTCTCACTCGTCTTCACCGGCGTTTGCAATGGATGCAAAAGAGCTAGCGTTCAACTTGGTGAAGATCGGTGCGATGACCCCATCGCAACTGGTCGATCATGTGGACGCACCAGAGCCAGACGAGCTGCGTGCAAGCATCATGCGCCGCGACGTAGCGCGTGCAGAAGCGGCTGCTCAAGAGCAGCAGCTAAAAGCGCAAACTCATTCAGGCGGCGGAAAGAAGAAATAATTTATTTAAGTTTTTCTGTACCAATCACGCGCAACGGGCTTTCCCCGTTGCGCACGTTGGATGGCAGTACTTGGTTCGGTGCGACAGCCGAGTTTCTGAACGCCCCAGACATCGCACGGCGGCCCAACATTTCGGCCTGTTTCGGGCTAATTCCGGCCCTCTGCAAGCCCTTGTTGCCGAAGTAGTTATCAGCCGCCGCTTGCTGCGCAGGAGGCAGTTTCGGGGCCACACTTTCGCCTGGACGGATGCCGTCACGCAAATCCGACATGTTGTAATCTTCCATGACGATCTTTGCCGTCTCATCGACCGCCTGCACGCGCACATTGCTGCCGGTTTGCGCCGGTGCTGCGCCCGCTTCAACCATGCGCTTGAGATTGTCCATCTCTTTCTTCATGGCTGCAAGCTGCTGCTTGGTCTGACAGGCTTTGCTGGGGCAAGCAGGGTCAACTTTGGGTATCACCTTGTAGGTGCGGCTGTAATTGTGGCCGCACAGCTCGCACTGATACCTGATCTTGTACTTGGTGGGTTCAAGAAACGTGTCGGACTCGATCATGGTATGCCCTAACATGGTTGTGGTCATTTCAGTCTTCCATATCTTTGAACGCGACGGGAACAAACTCGATGCGTTGACCGCCAGCATTATGCCGCGCCCAGTAGGCATCTGTCACCCATTTTGTATTTGGCGCGTCATAGGAACGGGTCTTACGCCAGACCGCCGGATGCGCGACAACGTAATCTTCGGTCAGCCAAACAGGTTGCCCGTCATACGGATAATCGTCCGACATGTCAGGCAAAGCGATCCAATCACTTTCAACTGCAACTGCTTTAGAGGCCATATTCTTCTCTCCAAGGTTCGGTGGGTTCAGGTTCTTCTTGGGACTTTTCATCCATAGTCCGAAGATAATTATAAACGATGCGATTAACAGATGTGACAATCGGCTTTTCTGCGCCACTCTCAACGCGCATGACGGCCTCATAGGTTTGGCCCTGTGCCATCATTTCCTTGCGCGTCCAATCGCGCCATGCACGAACGGCAAAGGCCATCGCAAACACGCGGTCGTCTTTGCAGTTCTCGTCGCGTGATTCGGGTGCACCGATATGGCCGTCTTCAACAACCACCAGTGCCATCTCTTGCAGCAAGGCGCGGGACTTGATGTCGAGTTCGTTCGACACATAAGAACCGCGCAACTGGTGCATCAGCACTGACTGGGTTGACCATGTGGTCGCAAAGCCGATGACGTACCCAGCGCCCATCGAGTCAGGCCGTTTGTACAGATACATACGGGCATGTGCGCCTGCGTCTTCCCATCCACGGGCCTGCACGCGGCTGGCATTTGATTCCGTGCTCAAGAGCTGGCGCAAATGGTCAAACTCGCCCAACACAATCGCGCCGGGACCGCCGACTTCAGGATTGACCAAACAATCCTTGTAAGCCGATGACAAATGGAACAACACCCATGCCGCGTGCTTGGCTTCGACATCGGCTGTGCAGTATTCCGCAACTTGCACAACCTTGTCAGCAAAGCACCGCCACACCGAAATCACATGGTGGTCTTTGTGATCGTTGCGACCGTAAGCAGGGTCCATGCCGATCACATATTTTGCATTATCAATCGGCTCTTCCCAAACCTTCAGCTCGATGTCGGACGGATCATCGACACCAGGTTTCAGCTCGATCATTTTGAAGTTGAAGAAATCCCCATCGACTTCATAACGATACGCCCGATACCGGATGCCATCCTCTTCTAGCTTCTTCAGGTCTTGCGTGATGACGCGGGTTTGGAAGAACGAATAGCCGGTCTGAACGAAAGCCTGCTCGGCAGTCCACGGTTGGTTCTGATCCAGAAGCGCCGCTTCCGCACCAGCGGACTCCGTCTTCCACCTGATCCATGCAAGCTGTTCGGCAGTGATCTTGTGATGATACTGCTGCCGCACATAATCAATCATCTCCTGCTCTTCAGAGTCAGGCGGATGCAAACCGTGTTGCAGAAAGCGTGGGTCTTTGCGGGGGATCACGTTGGTGTCACCAGCCCACCAACCGACAAAGAATGACCGCGCTGTCAGCGGATCATTCAAGCCGTCGATGTAGCGCGAACGCCAGTGATTGAAACCCTTCGCGGTACTTTCATAAATAAACAACCGGTTCGGGTTCGTCTGCGCAAAGCCTTCTTCCAAAGACTTCAGACCTTCCGCAGAACCATAGGCCGCGACTTCGGTCAGATGCCCGAACGCATAACCGACACCTTCACCCCATGACGTGCCTTTGTCCTTCACGCCAGCCACCAGCAAATCCAAACGAGAGCCGTTGGAGAACAACAACATCTGCCGGTTGTTCTTCACAATCTTGAACGTGTCACCGAAATAACCGTCGGGAAACGACTCCACATATTTTTGCAAAAGCTGCCGATTGGCTTCACGGTTCTTTTCCGTGTCTGTCACAAGACACCCGATCAGGTTCGGATGCAGTGCCAGCCAGAACACATCAATCGCCAATGACACCGTGGTCACACCAAGCTGACGCGACTTCAGGCAATAGAACTTGTGAATGCCATTGTCCAAACCGGTGCCGACTTCTTTGATGAAGCGGCGCTGCGACTCCCACATCTCCAGCGGTGTGCCGCGTTCATCTTGCGACACAGCCTCTTTCGATGTGATGCGTATGTCGCTGACAAACGCATCAAACAGCTTTACCCATTTTGCCGATTTCAACGCCATTGCATAAATCCAGTGTTACCAAAAGGAGTCATCGGTGCCACCGGAACATCGGCGGGTGGCATCCAATCAAAATTGTGGTCGTCCAAGATGTCAGCGGCCTTTTGCAGCATCACGCACGCCTGCTTGCTGATCTCTGCTTGCCGGAACTGGTCTTTGGATTGAGCAAGCAAAATCGGCCCAAGTCGGTTGGTTTTACCCTTTTTCGCTTTGAACTTCAGCGACAGCCGTTCGAGCTTTGCGCCTTCAAGCTCGTGCTGCTTGACTTTCGCTTCAGTGGCCTCGATCTGCGCCTCAATTGTTTTGATCGCATCTCCCAGCACATCGAAGTTTTCCAACTTCAAACCGCGACGGCTGATCTCCTGCATCACCGCATTGACCGCACCGGTCGCAACCGACAGTGCTTGGTTCAGCTCTTGGTCAATTGACGAACCGCTCGTTTCGCCGGTGCGGTCATACCGATCCCGCTTCGCGTCATCAGACAGACACTCGTATGCGAGGGTCAGCTCCGAGAATTTCTCGGCACTGCCACCCGCATCGGGATGCTCTGTCTTTGCCTTCTTGCGATAGGCTTTCTTGATGTCCGCAGATGTCGCATCTTTGCCGACACCCAAGACATCATACAATTCATCGGCCATTGTTCAAACCATTCCGCTCGCGCCAACTGCCAAGCATACTGCGATCATCTTGTGTCAGTTCAAGATCAGGATAGCTAACCGGAACCTCTTGTGCGGGCTGTGGTTTATCCATCACAGTTTCATCCAACGGAACCAGTTGCAAATTTACCGCCAGATCAAACACCGCCGCAAAGTCTTGCACGGTCTCGACCGTAATAGCCCGTTCGGCCCATTCGGAAATAACCAGTTCACAACGACGAATGAGTTCCTGAATGTTTGTCATTTGCAACCTCCTGTTCCAATCCTCTAGCAATCAAGTCCCGTGCCGCCTGAGTGTAGGAAACCTTGATGGTGTATGCGTAGCCCTTCAATCTGTCTAACAGCTCCAACGACACCGGAACCGTCACCTTTTCACGCTTTGCATCTGGCTTCTTTGTGTACACTCTCGGCATCATTCACCTCAATCACGATACGGCGCAGTGATGCGCGAAAATAAACTGTCGTTTTGTTTGCACCATTCCGGTGTGATGTCCTTCACAGTGTCTCGGAAGTAAGTCTCGAAAATGTGAACCGAGAACGAACTCTTCACTTTCTTCTGCGCTTCATCAGCCAGTGCTGGATCAAACATCCAGTTTTTGTCCAGACCCAGCGGGCAAAAGAAATAAGATGGAAACATGTGGATCAAAGTTCCATCTTCTTTCCACAATTCAAACGGTGTGACGACACCGCCTTGCGCCCATGTTTTTGATTGCAACGCTTCGGGCATCCGGTCCAACCACAGTTTAATCACTCTGGCTTCCGGTGGTGAGATCATCAAGGCATTGCAAGCTGAGGTGTCGCCCGGTTCAAACCCCAAGATAAATTGGTCTGGATAATCAGAATCCAAAAACGCATTTATCTTGTGCAGCATCAACATATCTGTATCCAGATACATGCCACCTTCACGTTGCAAAATCTCAAGCCGCGTCACATCTGATTGCAACTGCGGCCATTCAATTTTTACATTGCGATAGACACCATCCATAGACGTATAAACAACATCGACCATCTCCTTTATCCGGTCCCACCATTCACTGGGTTCGGGGTCTTTGTTGACCCAGAACTTGATCCTGTCGGGCTTTTGAACTTCCAGCGCCATCTTCACCGCCATATAATTCACATACGACAAAGGTCGTGTGAGCGGCCAGACAGGGTAAATGAAATGGACGATGTTGGGTATCATTTCTTTTTCTTCTTCGCCGGATGAGCGAAAGCACCAAGATTTGCCAGCCGGTTGTAATTCGATTTTCCCGTGTCAGCCGATGGCTTGACAGCCTTCACAGGTTTCATCGTATTGGGCGCAGCGGCGGCTGGCACCGCTGCTCCCAATTTCATAGCGTCCTTCGCCATGTTACTTGCCCTTTTTGGCAGCCTGACGCTGTGTCTCTTTGGCAATCGCCACAGCTTGCTTCTGCGGTTTTCCGGCTTTCATCTCGGCTTTGATGTTCTTTGAAACATCTTTTTCCTTTGAGGTCTTTTTAAGCGGCATCGTTCTCTCCAATGTTGCGACGGCGACGACGGGGTTCCGGCGACGGTTCGTCAGAGAATAGACTTTGCGGTGCCGCAACCGGTGCATCCAATGTTGCGGGCGCGGCAGGAGTTTCCTCCACAACGGGTTCGGGCGCAACAGGTGTTGCGTCTTGACGGATCGGGTTGCGATACTTTTCCAACGTCTTCAACATCACCGCCCCCACAATGCCAACGGCGGCACGGTAGGCAGAGATTGAATCCTTGGTGCGATGGGCGATGGGAATATCCCAAGCCTTCATGGCCGCCGCGTCGTGCAAGTCTTTCGCCAGAAGCTCAATGTAGTTTTCAAAATCTTTAGACATACGTCCTCCTAATTTGATAGCATCGTATCAGATGCTAGTTAACAGGTAAAGCACCGCCAACAGGAAACAGGGACGATACCGCATCCACAATGATATGGATACGATCCGTGTCACCGCCATTGTCCGCCGTGTGCGGCGCTTTGTGGTTGAACCACCATGCAGACCCGACCGGCCAATGCACGCTCTCACCCCCTGTGGTGTTCGTGCATTGCTCGTTCGTCGTCAGCACAATGTGGAACCGGCTGTACATGTCCGCGTACTTGCCTTCATCCACATGCTCACTCACATGGCCACCCGGTTTCAGTTTTACAATCAGCACGCGGCCCAACTGCTCCAAACCAATGGCTTCCATCAATGGTTCCATCAGCAGTTTGAACTCTTCCTGAAAGACAGGTGCAGCCGGATAGGGCGCTGCACTGCAATCGTTGAAATAGTCTTTAACCGTAAACGACAACGGACCCCGAATGAAAATACACTCGGTGTC